AATAAGAATTATGACACAGAATGTACAAACATCAATTTTCACCCACAGCAGGTTATACAGCCAGCGTATGTTCCCAGGCAATATCTACAATGTAGTTGTCAATTGTGAGGATGGCGAGTATTATGAATATGAGGTCGAGGCGGACACATTCGCTAAAGCCACAGAGATAGCTGAGGGTATGGCCAATGATTTGATGGCTGATATTACATTCATCGAAGTATATAGAGCATAAATAAAAAAATAAGTATAACAATTTAAAATTTTAGCATTATGGAAGCAAAGTACATTATCGTTTCAATCGTGAAGTCTAACAATAGTGAAAACAATGTTTGGGCAGTGGCCATCACTGGCGAGGAGAAGCCCGAGGGTTATTGCAAAAGTGCCTACAAAGCCATGCGTTTCGCTTTCCTCCTGAAAAAGCGCACAGGAGTTAACATCGATGATGATAGTCTGAAAAGCCTCTCTCATGAAATTGCCGAGCAAAAGGCAAAGAATGCTGAAGCCCAAGAGAAGCTGGCCGAGGTCGCTCAGGAGTTCGTAGAAAGCCACAGCGTGGACAAAGTCCTGGAAGAAAAGCCCAAAAAAGCTCGTAAGCCTAGAAAGAAGGCCGAGCCAATGGTGGTATCAATGTCGCCAGAAGCTCCACAAGATTTGATAGCCTTCCTGTAAAAGGGAGGCTATCAGCCTTTAAAAGAAGATGTCTTTTCCCCGCCCACCACCCTTTCGTATCTTTGTGCCAAAATTCAAAGATATATGGCTACAAGCATCATTACGGACTTCGATTCAATCTACCTCACCTCCCATCTGCCAGAGGAGGTTTCCTTTGAGACGGACGCTGCATCCCTGAAGATTGATGTCTATGTGAACAACAAGAAGGTGTTCACATCGGATTATTACCCATTTAATGAAGAGGTCACTATCCGCGACATCCGTTCCATCGTGGAAGCAGCTATGATTTCCCAACGGCTCACGATGACCACCCTGAAGATAGTGACCACCGAGCCTATCATTCAGAAATCTAACGTCACATACGACGAGGACGGCAATATATACGTCAACTTCGACGAGCAGCAGGAAGACCCTATCACCAAGACGATTGACAACATCAAGGTCGTCTTCTGCCAGTTCAAGACTCCCAAAGGTTCTGAGGGGTTCTTGAACAACTGTTTCCTAACTACTCGCCACAGCGTTTTGCTTCCACGTACCGGTCAGATGAAGCTGGCCAACTATTCCAGGGCATACGCACAGGGTTCAAACGAGGCTCAGATTTACTACGAGCACTACGCCATTCCCGGCATTGTTTTTACCTACAAAACCACATGGAGTAAGATACAGACCGTCTCAGAGAAGATTGTCACCACCGAGCTGACACACGACTATTTCAAAAAGATCGTCGACCAGGCGAAGAGTACCAAATGCAAAGTCCTTGGTGTAGAGTACCAGATTGGAGTCCGACGGATAAATATCTTCTTTACTGACGAGGAGCCAACGGCAACTTTCAAATTCCTGAACGCTTTCAATATCATGGAGACGGCCTATCTCTTTGGCACCACGACCATCAAGACGGAAGTAGACCGAACGGAAACGGTATGTGGCCAACTGACGCAATTCTATGATGAGACGGTGAAGGTCAAACACGAGGTAGAGACGGCTCCGCTGACACACGACGAGGCCATGTGGATTAACCAGATGCTCACCTCACGACTTGTCATGGTTCCTGTTGACAACTACGACACTGCTCAAATCCTCATCAGCGATATCACATCCGAGGTGTCTGATTCTGATAAAGACCTTGTTCGCATCAAGTTCTCCTGGAAGTATGCCGACGGCAACGAGTATATCTAACCCATAAACCCCATCAATATGAACTCAATCCACATTTCGACCGCACGTCTCATCCTTAACCGTCCCGAACCTGTTGACATCCAGCTCTGGACCTCCAAGGGCGAGATCCAGGAGTGGCACCGCTGCATCTGTATCAAGTACGACCACTACAAAGGCACTCGAAAGTTTAAATTGCTCGATAGCAACCAGATTCGACAAACCCGCGAGTGTTGCATTTTCAAGCTCAACGGCATGGAAGTCTACATGTAGCGAGCAGATTTTTCAATTAAAACCTCAAAAAATAAGAATTATTTCGTACCTTTGCACCCAGATTGATGTGTGTAGTGACACGCTCATTCTTACTGCCCCTGCCTATGTGCACCCGCAGTACTCTTATTGAAAACGAAGCTGACGCGCTTCTGTCTTGTATACTCGAATCTGGAAAATTCAAAATGCAAACAAGACGGGGTACGACGGTTCACGTATATACGTGGGCTTGTCGTCTCATAGTCTTTTTGCAAGGCATTCCAGAGCCGGAGTATAGAGATTGTGGGATACGCAGGCCCACGTTCTTTATGGTTAAACCCCAAGGCAGAATATGAGTCTATATAATATAATGCAGCCTGTGAAGGTCGCATTAAAGCGGCAATTTCTTATGATTTGACCGTTGTTCTAAAAAAATCAATTGGGTGGCAGTCTCAAAAAGGCTGCCATCTTTCGTGTCTTTTTATGGATATCTGTCTCTTCATATCTTTGCACAAAAATTCGAAGATATGAACCATAACCTTTCCTTCAACTCCGTTGAATCCATTCCTGACCTCAAAGCCAGTGCCGCTTTCACGGTCAATTCTTCCGAAGTCTTCCGCGAACAGGTTGACATGCAGCCCGTGAAGATCGCCGAGGGCTACGAGTATATGCCCTGGGGCGCTGACAACGAAATGCCCTACAAAATCTTGGAGCTCATTGATTCCGACGAGACTCTTTCCACCTGTCAGCTCTTCAACGCCGAAGTCTGCTATGGCTCCGGCTTGGTCTACGACACGTCTGCTGCCCAGAAGAAAGTCCAGCAGGAAGTGCAGAATTACATGATGGACAACGACATCTCTTCTTATTACCTCGGTGTCTGCCAGGATCTCAAGCATTTCGCTTTTGCCGTTTCCATCATTATCTTAAACGGCGACGCTTCCCGCATCGTTCGCATTCTCCGCAAGGAGGCCTGTTACTGCCGTTTCGCCCCTGCAGACAAGTCTGGGCATATCCCGTACATTCTCTATGCTAACTGGCGCAAGTCCATTTCCTCTAAGGACGACGTCGAGAAGATTGAACTCCTCGACACCGCCTCTCCCTGGACCGACCTTCAGGAACGTATGCAGGCCAACAAGGGAAAGAAGCCGAAGACTTCCACCCGAAAGTTCGCCATCGTCAGCCGTGTACCTACACCCGACAGCACCTATTATCCCATCCCCTACTACGGTGCCTTGTTCAAGGGCAACTGGTACAACATCAAGAAGCTCATTGGTATGGCCAAAGAGGCGAAGTTGAAGAACTCCGCGCCAATCAAGTATCACATTGAGATTGCCAACCGTTTCTGGGACGGCATCTTTAAGGCCGAGGGTATTACCGACCGAAAGAAGCAGATGGAACGCGTCGTTGAGGAGAAAGAGAAGATTATCAACTTCCTCACAGGCATGGAGAACTCCGGAAAGGTACTCTTTTCGACATTCTACGTTTCACCCGACGGCAAAGAGCAGCACGACGTGGTGATCAACAAAGTTGAGACGGACAAGGAGGGCGGCGACTGGTCGACGGACATCATCGAGGCCGTCAACATGGTGTGTTTCACGATGCGCGTACATTCGAACCTTGTGGGTTCTGTTCCTGGCAAGAGCCAGACGAACAATAGCGGTAGCGACAAACGTGAACTCTACACCATCGCCCAAGCCCTCCAAAAGCCGTATCACGACCTGCTTTTTACCGTCCATCATATAATAATAAGATATAACGGCTGGGAAGGTGTGAAGCCTGATTGCCCCTTCATCATGCTATCGACCTTGGACGAGAACCGAGACGCTAAGTTAGTCACACCAAACAAGACCGACGATACCCAAGCCAACTAACCTCATAAACCCCATTTACACCATGCAGTTAATCACTTCCGACGAGCAGCTCCGTATGCTCATTCCCCATGTATTCGCAACTGTCGAAGGCGAGCCAACGCTTTTCGAAATCCTATATCCTTTCCTCGACACAGCCGAGCAATGGGCCATCGACACCTTCGTTTCAGAAGACGTGTTTCCACAACTTACCGAAACCGAGGTAGCCTCCCTGACAAAGCTCGTGGCATACCACGCCTACATGTCTGCTGTTCCCTCATTGGACTTAGTGCTGACACCAAACGGCTTCGGCATCGTGTCCAACACGAATGTCATCCCCGCATCCAAGGAGCGCGTCGAGCGTTTGCTGACCTCGCTCGAGTCTGACCGCGACCGCAACATCCATCAGCTCATCCTTCGCATCTCCGCCCATCCCGAATGGCGCCAGTCCCAGCAGGGCAAGTACTTCTCCAGTACTATGTTCCCCTTCCTGAGCCTATGCCACCGCCTCGCCATCCGTGAGCATAACTGGGACAGCTATCAGAAACTGCATGACCGACTCATAAAAATAGAATCGGTCCTCGCAGACACATATTTCTCCCACGAGCAGATGGCCGTCTTCCGTAATCACGTCATCACTCAGCTCCGCACCGCCAAGCCGTTGGAAGAGCAAGTCATCCGCACCCTCCAGTCCCTGGAGATGATGCTTGTCTCAGACATGCAGGTTCATCCCCAGTCATTCTACGATCTGGTAAACATCATCCGTGAACACGAAGAGCTTTTCCCCGCCTGGCACAGTTCCCCTGTGGCAGCTCTCTACACCCCCAAAGTCTTCGAGAACAAAAAAAAATCATCCGCTTACTGG